TCGCAGGTTCGAATCCTGTCGCCCGCTCCAAATAGTTGTTGACCTTATTACTTGAACATAGTACAATTACCTTACCGTTAATTATTTGTGGAGTTTATATTATGAAGGGTTTTATTCTTGGTGTGCTAGTTACGCTGGCAGTAATCTATCCTGAAACCACTAAAGTAGTTCTTGGTAAGACTGTTGACTTCCTACATGGAGCGGTAGAAAATGCTGCAAACTAATCCACTAACTACTGGTGGGTTTATTAGTAAGCAGTTTGACTACGTTGACTTTAACCCTAGCAACAAGAAGCACAGAGCTGCCTTCCTTGAGTTCAAGCTCACAGGACGGTGGCCTGATAGTATTCGATTCAATCTTGACCCATTGTATGTTTCTGTACCTACAATGATCAATCAAAAACTATTAGATTATTATTTTCAACGTGATCGTACACTCCCTATAGATTTAAAGAACAAGTACTTTGAAATTGAACCAACCTACCCAATCGGATATATGCATTCTGATGTGGTAACAACTAACGAGGTGATTAATGAATTATGTAGCGATATCGGACAAGATCAAACAACGACTGAAGGAAGCGAAAGCGGAATTCAAGGCATCTGATAACATATCCGACTTCATTAAAGAAGAAGAGCTAACACAGCTTGTTGATGAAGTAAAAGGTAAGTTCCAAGGTGTATTGGAATCTCTTGTTATCGATACCGATAACGATCCTAACTCTATGGATACAGCTAAGCGCTTAGCTAAGATGTATGTGTATGAGCTGATGTCTGGTCGATATGATAAGAAGCCAAATGTGACTTCATTCCCTAATGAGGGTGAAGGTCGTTTTGAAGGTATGTTGGTTGTTCGTGCTGAATTACGCTCTATGTGTAGTCATCACCATCAACCTGTTAAGGGTGTGTGCTATATTGGTATTATTCCTACTGGCCGAGTAATTGGCCTGTCAAAGTATGTTCGTCTTGCTCAGTGGTGTGCACGTCGTGGCCAGCTGCAAGAAGAACTAGTCAATCAGATTGCTAAGGTGATCATGAAAGAAACAGATACAGAGAATGTTGCTGTTTATATTGAAGCTACGCATGGCTGTATGGATAACCGTGGTGTAATGGCTCATTCATCATTAACACAGACATCTGCTGTACATGGTCTATTCCATAACAGTAGTGTAAAGCAAGAGTTCTTTGATAACATAAAGATGCAATCATTGAAGTAATAATGAACGATTTATCAACCCTCGCCAAAGAAGTGTGGAATGCAAAAAGTCTTGAAGCTAAGAAGAGTGCAATGCTCGTCTTATTGGGGCAGTTTCAACACAAGCAGAAAATGCAGCAGTTCACAGAAGAAGTAGAATCCACTACTTCATCAACACGTCTCGACTTCATGGCTGCTAATCTTGTCTTGAGAGACGGTGACCCTGTAATTAAATGATTTTTTAACATGAAACTAAGGAGAAGTAATACATGAATCAACATGAGAAACTGTTAGGCTTTTTTAAATCTGGTAAAGAGATCACTGCTAAACAAGCAGCTGGTTTGTTTCAAGTAACTAACTTATCAGCACGTGTAGCAGAATTGCGTGCACAGGGTTATTCAATCTACACAAACAAACTGAAGAATGGTAAGACAGCATATCGTCTTGGCACTCCTTCACGTCGTATGGTAGCATTGGCTTACGCTGTAGTTGGTAACGATGCATTTACCCGACATGCCTAATCGCTGTTGAACTTTGAACCCGCTGTCTAATAAACAGCGGGTTTTTATTATGAAAATATACTTTGTTGAATTTACACATAAGCAAACACACAAGAAGTTCTATAAGTTTGGTATTACCAAGTATGGTGATGTACTGAAGAGATTCTCAAAAGAAGAGAGCATTAAGTTTGGTAATGATCCAGACCAGTATGAAGATTTCAATATTAGAGTTATTGCAAGTGCATGGAATGACTTTGATAAGGTAGCAGAACAGGAAAAGATTCTGCTAAGCAAATATCCTAAGAACATATGGGTAGAGGAATATCTAGGTACTCCAGACAAGACTTACAAGTTCTCTGGTGTAACGGAGTGTGTTAGTCTGACTAATGAGCAGATGATAGAAGCAAGAAAGTATATGTACAATCTTAGAAGGGAGTGGGGTAATGACCAAAACTAGTATATGGGTAACATTTCAGAAAGAGGGTATACATTGTTACCCAGCAGCAGCAACAGATCCTAAGTTGGAGTCAGTATCGTTCTTAGGCCATCCACATCGCCATATGTTCCACTTCCGTGTTGAGATGGAAGTGTTCCATGATGATCGTGATGTTGAATTTATTATGTTGAAGAGAGAGCTAGAAGGACTATATAATGCAGGTACTCTTCAACTCAATAATATGTCTTGTGAAATGATTGCAAGAGAGCTGTTGATATATTTGACGCATACCTACCCCGATCGTGATCTAGCAATTGATGTTAGTGAAGATAATGAAAATGGATGTAGACTGGTCCATGACCATGACCACTATAAAATGAAAGGTGATTCTAAATAATGACTGATTTCTGTCACATAGCCCCTATCCCACATCTGGAGATAGTAAAAGGAGCCAAGACTCATTTACTATTAGCTCACTTAGTTGAGTCCAGTCCACAGTACGTAGACTTCTACCTTAAAGAAAAAGAACAAGGTAGTACAATCATTCTCGATAACTCTGCTTTTGAAATGTATAAGCAGAAGAAGCCAATGTACGATATCAATAAGTTAATTGGTATGGCTGAGAAGGTCAAGGCTGATTATGTTGTAATGTCAGACTATCCAAACGAGTATGCAACAAAAACTATCAATGCAGCCAAAGAGCTAGCTCCTCAATTGAGGGATAAAGGCTTTGGTACTTTCTTTTGTCCACAATCAAGGATTGGAGATATAGATGACCTTCATGAGTGCTTTGACTGGGCTGCCCAATCAGACCTTGTGGATTATGTTGGCGTTTCTATTCTTGCTATACCTAATGCTTACGGAGTAGAGAAAAACAACAAGCTACAACGGTTTGTTAGTCGGTTTATGTTTATGCAAGAATTGCATACAGCAGGTACATTGGATGTAATGAAGTCAAACGGACAAAAGATTCACATGCTAGGCATGTTAGATGGTCCAGGTGAGATTCGTTTGATGACTCCGTTTAGAAAGTATATCGACACATGGGATAGTAGTGCTGCTATCTGGTTAGGACTCCATGCTGGTGTACACTTTGATCGCTCTCCTACTGGACTACTGAATGGAAAGTATGAAGAAGAGGTTGATTTTAGTTATGAGAACAGAGGAAATGTGTTGACTGCAGTAATAAACAAGAGTATAATCAACAACTATATTTCAATGTACTTAAATGAGGACGAGTATGCCTGATTACAAATATAATGAAGACAAGTACCTATCGGATATTCAAAAGTATCTGGATGGTACTTACGGTGAGCACTATGTTGCAAAGGATATCCAGGTAATCGATATCTGGGAGTCGCTTGACAGCCTTGAAACTACAGCTAGAGATACTGCTGTTAAGTATCTTTGTCGGTATGGTAAGAAGGGTGGTAAGAATAGAAAGGATCTATTGAAAGCTATCCACTATATCATTCTGATGATGTACGCAGTTGATAAAGCAAGTGCTGAACATAATTATGTACCATCTGAGGATGCGCTAGATGAGATACTAAAGAAGAAGAGTGGTATTATATTAAAGAGTGATCCAATAGGAACGTTGAATATTAGTAAGGAAACGTACACTACAAGAGGATCATTTGGTACGTTACATACACATAGAACTTTAGATGATGCTTATGACGAGGTAGAAAAACATGATTCATATATTAGGAAGCAATAGTCACTCAACGCTGACCAATGTTCAGCCAGGTGACTCTCAACCAAATGCAATTGATCTTAGACTTGATAAAGTCTATCGCATGAAGCTCAATGAGTTTATTATCGATAATGAAAATAAGACTCATAGAGGTACGGTAGAAGAAACACCAACATCAGATGGTTGGTTTATTCTTCAAGAAGGTACATATGAAGTAGTAATGGAGAACATAGTTCGAATAGGACCTGATGAGGCTGGTTGGGTGATTACTCGTTCTACATTAAACCGTAATGGTGTATTCATTACATCCGGTTTATATGATTCGGGCTATCATGGTGTAATGGCAGGTGCATTGCATGTGACTGGTGGTCCAGTAAGAATTAAGAAGGGGACTCGTATTGCGCAGTTCTTACTTTTTAAAGCAGAAGCACTTTCTGAATATAATGGCTCATACGGTTTAGGTAGCGAGCATGATAAAAAATACAAATAAGGAGTTTTATAATGGCTGAAGGTTTTAAATTACAGGTCAGTATTGAAGAGCTACAGAAACGTAAGCTGTTCTTGGCTGTTCCTATGTACGGTGGTCAGTGTGCTGGTATGTTTACCAGATCAGTTGCTGACTTATCTGCTGTGTGTACTAAGCACGGTATTCCACTCCAATTGTTCTTTCTATTCAATGAGTCATTGATCACACGTGCTCGTAACTATTGCGTTGATGAATTTATGCGTTCAGGTGCAACTCACTTGATGTTTATTGATAGTGACATTGGTTTCAATCCACAAGACGTCATTGCTATGCTTGCAATGCAAGATGATGAGAGCCCATATGATGTTATCGGTGGTCCTTATCCTAAGAAGTGTATCTCTTGGGAAAAGATCAAGCAAGCGGTTGACAAGGGTATGGCTGATGAGAATCCAAACAACTTGGAAAAGTATGTTGGTGACTATGTGTTCAATCCTAAGACAACACAACGTGAGATCCCTCTCAACCAACCAATCGAAGTGTTAGAGATTGGTACAGGCTTCATGATGATTCGTCGTAAGACATTTGAGGATTATCAAAAAGCATTCCCACACCAGTGGTACAAACCAGATCACGTACGTACAGAGCACTTTGATGGTACTCGTGAGATCATGGCTTACTTCGATTGTATTATCGATCCGGAGTCTAAGCGTTACTTGTCTGAAGACTATATGTTCTGCTATAATGTACAGAAGATGGGTGGTAAAGTATTCTTCTGTCCATGGATGCAGTTACAGCACGTAGGTAGCTATGTGTTTGGTGGTTCGCTTGCTGACCTTGCTTCTATTGGAGCATCAGCAACTGCAGACTCAAGCCAATTGAAACATAAAAAGAAGAAGTAACCTAAGGGATCTATATTATGAAACTAAGTGCAAGAACAATTCAGATTTTGAAGAGCTTTGCTCAGATTAATCCTTCTTTGATCTTCACACCTGGTAACGAGTTAAAGACGATATCCCCTATGAAAACGATGGTGGCGAAAGCTACCATCACAGAGACCATATCGCAGCAGTTTGCGATATGGGATTTGTCAAAGTTCTTAGGTGTACTGTCCTTATTCGAAGATCCAGATTTGGAAATCAACGATAAGTTCGTTACAATTACAAGTGGTAAATCTAAACTAGATTATGTTTATTGTTTACCAGATATGATCGTTCAACCACCAAAGAAGATGACCGACCTATCACCTGATAGTGTTGAGAAGTTATTACCATCAGCTACATTGCAATCGTTAATGAAAGCAGTTGGTGTACTACAGTTACCAGATATTGCATTCGTTGGTAAAGATGGTAACTTCTCCATCCAAGCATTGGATACAAAACCAAAGAACCCTAATGATAGTACACTCAGTAACAGCTTTGCAATTACTGTTGGTGAAACTGTCAAGACTTTTAAGATGATTGTTAAAGCTGAAAGTCTTAAAATTATGAATGAAGAGTACACGTTGAAAATATCTCCACAAGGCCTTTGCCATTTTAAAGGTTCTGATGTAGAATACTGGATAGCGTGTGAAGATAATTCTACTTTTACTGGGTGATTAAATGATTCGTGATGATTTCCTTTGGGTCGAGAAGTATAGACCCAGGACTGTGGCCGATACTATCCTTCCGGAAGGTCTCAAAAAGACCTTTCAACAATTTGTCGATCAAGGCAATATCCCTAACCTACTATTGACTGGCCGTGCAGGCGTTGGTAAAACAACTATTGCACGTGCCATGCTCGATCAGCTTGGTTGTGATTACACTATAGTCAATGGTTCTATGAGTGGTAACATTGACACTCTTCGTAATGAGATACGAGAGTTCGCATCCACTATTTCCTTTTCTGGAGGTCGTAAATATGTTATCCTGGATGAAGCTGACTATCTTAATCCTAACAGTACTCAACCTGCTCTTCGCAACTTTATGGAAGAATACTCGAGGAATTGTGGGTTTATCCTTACCGCTAATTTCCGCAATCGCATTATTGATCCTCTGCACAGTAGATGCTCTGTCGTAGAATTTAAGATCGAGAAAGATGATAAGCCAGAGATGGCTAAGCAGTTCTATAAGCGTGTATGCGGTATCCTTGATAAAGAAGGTATAGAATACGATAGCAAAGCTGTTGTAGAAGTTATTAAGAAGTTCTTTCCTGACTGGCGACGCGTATTAAATGAGCTGCAGCGTTATTCTGCTACAGGTCGTATTGATACTGGTATACTAGTTAACATTACAGAAGAGAATCTCAAAGCACTAGTAGCTTTATTGAAATCGAAGAGCTTTAGTGAAGTGCGTAAATGGGTTGGTGAGAATAATGATATTGATCATACTACATTCTTCCGTAAGCTATATGATACTGCATCTGAATATTTAAAACCAAACTCTATTCCAATGCTTGTGATGACAATTGCTGACTATCAATACAAGGCAGCATTCGTTGCAGATCACGAGATAAATATTTTAGCTTGTCTAACTGAAATTATGGCTGAAGGAGATTTTAAATGACGCAACTGCTTAGTGAGTATGAAAACAATGGTATTAATGCAAGGGTTATGAAAACCTATGATGAGAAGTTTCAAGTACTTGTGTTTAATCTCAGTAGTGGGCAAGAACTAACTAAGTTTTTTAACAGCTATACAGAAGCTACCAGGTATGCTGAAACATCAACACACCAGCAGTTGAACGGATGAAAACTATTATTCATGTCAACCAGGCTCATATTCGAAAGAATATAAGAGCCGAAGAAGAGAACCGAGAGCCTGTCCTTACAGTTAAGACGTATAAGGATAACAGGTACGCTAACACTGCAATCATTCACGGCCCTAGTAAGATTATATACTCACCTGATAAACCACTCAGCTGTGGTGCAAGGGTGTGGATAGAAACTGAGGGTAAGGTCGATGTTGAATGAATCCGTTGCTGGAGTTTTTTCTTGGATTAGGGATGACTTCAATTCTCACCGGGTACGCTTTGGTGTTGAGTTATTGGCTTGGGCTATTTCTATTAGTTGCAGCATCACTATGGCTCTCACTGTGCCTAGCCCACCTCTTCTCATACTCTATCCTATTTGGATCACTGGTTGTTCTTTGTATGCTTGGGCTGCTTGGTCACGTCGGAGCTTTGGGATGCTGGCCAATTATTTGTTATTAACCACGATCGATACAATCGGTCTTTTAAGGATGGTACTGTGAAAATCTCTGGAATATTATATCAAGTTGATTACCTAAGTGATGAAGAAATGAAAGGCAATATTGGTCTTGCAGACTTCAACAAACAACGCATAATGATCAATCGTGATCATACTAGTCAAACACAACGTATTGCCCTGTTGCATGAAACGTTGCACATCCTGGATAGTACCTACGGCCTTGGTCTTACCGAGAAGCAAGTAGTACACCTGACCCACGCCTTAGTTGGTCTGGTCACCGATAATCCAGAGTTAACATTATAATAACATGAATCCCTTTGATTATGTAAATGCGATAAACAGTTCTAAGCAAGATCTTCTCAAAGAACCAGATGCAGAGAAGCATTACCCAGCCTTCATGGTAAACAAGGCATTATCATATTTCCCGGACACATTATTATACGCAAATGAGATGAATCGGCACCATCACCTAGATGGAAAGCTCCAGTTTTACTTTTTTCTAAATAGTATAAGACCTGCAAAGCGATTTGCAAAGTGGGTGAAGAAACACGAAGATAATGACCTTACTGCTATCATGGAATATTATGGTTTCGGGCCAGAAAAGGCAAAGAGTGCATTATCCATCCTTTCTTCAGATCAACTGATCACTATAAAACAAAAATTAGAAAAAGGTGGACGATTATGAACATTATTGACAGTCTGGTGGAAGTTGCACTGGCCTCTGAAGAAGACTTTCTCAAGATCAAAGAAACGCTAACACGTATCGGTGTTGCATCGCGTAAAGACAAAAAGCTATTTCAATCATGCCATATCTTGCACAAGCAAGGTAGGTATTACATTGTGCACTTTAAAGAGCTATTTGCTCTTGATGGTAAACCATCTAATTTCTCAGATGATGATAAGGCTCGTCGCAACACAATCATTAACTTGATTGCAGAGTGGGGTCTTATCAAACTAATCAATCCTCAAAAATCAAGTACACCAGTTGCACCATTCTCTCAGGTTAAAGTTATCACACACAAAGAGAAGGATGAGTGGGAGTTGGTTGCCAAATACAATATCGGTAAGAAAAGATAATAATGGTTCACGTTGAGGATGATTTTCTACCTATTGATTTGCTAGAAGATTTGTTCTTATTGTATAATAACAACAAGACTAGTACATCAACAGGGTGGGTAGAAAAGAATCAAACACATTATGGTGTAGCTAAACTTGTCAGTAAAGCACTCCAGTATTTTCAGATACAGCACTTTGCTGGTCTTGAGATATGGACACACTATAATAGCAGACCAGATTGGCATTACGATAGAGATGAGAAGAAGTATGAGCGGGAACGGGTCAATAGCTTCCCTCTCTGCTCAATAATATTCTATCCAAGAATCAATATTGTTAGTGGTGGAGAGCTTGTAATCAAAGATGGTATAACTATCCAACCAAGAACAAATAGACTGGTTCTAATGTCACCTGGTACATATCACAAAGTAGAACCATTTGTAGGTGAGAGATTCTCCCTGCTAGTTAATGTATGGGACAAAAACATATATGAGTAATTTGTTATGGGACTACCGTTTCTTGCAGTTAGCAGAAACAGTAGCAACGTGGTCAAAAGATCCATCTACAAAAGTAGGAAGTGTGATTGTAGATTCCAAACGTAGAGTTATTGGAATGGGGTACAATGGATTCCCGCGTGGAGTAGATGACGATGATTATCGATATCAAGATCGTGAGCTAAAGTTAAAACTTGTCTGCCACGCAGAACGGAATGCACTTGACAATGCGCCGGGAAATGTTGAAGGGTCAACTTTGTACGCCACATTCTTTCCCTGCAACGAATGTGTTAAAAGTATAGTCCAACGGGGAGTTAAAAGAGTAGTAACATTTGTTCCTCCGCCTGGAAAACAACTGTTGTTTAATCATGAGTTTTCGTATATAATGCTTAAAGAGGCTGGTGTAGAGTTTCATCAGCTCGCTTATATTTTATTTGAGAGGTGGAAAAATGACCCAAGCGACATCCGTGGATTCGATCCGCTCGACCCTAAAGTCGAACATATGTAAAGTTGTATTCACCAAGACCAATGGTGAACTTCGTGAGATGATTTGCACACTTCGCGAAGATATTGTAGTTCCACATGAAAAGAAGACAGAACGTGTCAAAGAAATAAATGAGAATGTTCTGGCTGTTTGGGATTGCGAAAAGAATGCGTGGAGATCTTTTCGAGTTGATAGTATAATTGGGGTTCACGTTAATATGGAGAATAACAATGTACCAGCGTAAAGCTAATATGAAACCAGCTGCACTTGACGACAATGTCCGTATCCCTCTAGGCGCATTGACGGAGTTCATTCTAAACTGTGAGTTAGCTCTCAGTGCTAGAGGCCAGGAAGACGAGGCATTCCGCTTCGAATGTATCAGAGAGTATCTCCAGCAAGAATTTACTCCTGCTAAAGGCTTACACTTCAAGCCGGGAGTGATTGGATTATAAATACTAAAAACACCACAGGATTATTGTATGCACATTAAAGAAGCATAGCAGTAGTAGGAGAAGGCGCAAAGGCGAAAGTCTATGCGCCTTTTTTGTTTTTAACTCTAACAAGAAGGA